ATCAGTAGCAGATGGAGCCACTACAGTTGCTGATAATATAATAGACGAGGCTAATTTAAAATGTAGTAACTCTCCAACGGATGGTCATGTTTTAGTAGCACGCTCCGGTAATAGCGGTGGAATGACATGGGAAGCACCAAGTGGGGGTGGTGGAAGTAGTAGTTGGACTATAGTATCTGAAGAACACAATGATACTAATCCGACTGGTGGTAGCCACGCATCTGGTACTACTTATGACATATCTGCCTATACTGATGTTGATGCTATTTTATTTTATCATAGTGGAACTACCGGTAGTGGTGGTAATGATCGATCTGCATGGGGTGTATCTACAAACTCTGCCGGTTCATCTGGTGTAGCAATCGAAGGTTATGCTTTTGAATCTAGTTGGGCATTTAGCTTTAATGGTGCAACCAAATCTGTCAATTCTCATCAAGGTTTGCCTATGGGAACTAGCGGAAGTGGATGGGCAAGTAAATCACCTTTTTGGGTGCAATTAAGAAACTTGGGTGAGAGTACTCCTTGGTTTAGAACTTGGGGATATAAGTATAATTATGGATTCTACGCAACCGCGTCCGGTGTATTCACATCCGCATCTAGTACTTGGTATTTAGTAAAACACGCCTCATCTCAAGCGCATATGATTTATGGAAAGTAAATATGGCAGAATTTAAAATAATAGCATTTAAAAGAGAAAACTCTAAATGGTCATATGTAATGACTGACGCGGATGGTAATCCTGTGTCTATTATACCTAAACATTCTAATGGGCAAGATTTAACACAATTTCCGGTAACGATAACTCTTACTGAAAAACAACTTAATAATTTTGATTTTTCTTGCGTAACGATAAATGAATCTGAAAAGACCGCTACCTTTGACGCAGACGCATATAATACAAACCATCCAGAGTTTAGTTCCTTAGATACAGTCCATGAACAAAGACGTATGGAATATCCCTATATTGGAGATCAGTTAGACGCACTATACCATGCCGGAGTTTTCCCAAGTGAGATGACGGCGAAAATAAAAGCAGTAAAGGACAAGTATCCGAAATGAGTTACATAGGAAAATCAAAACTTACGCAACCGGTTATAAATTATACACATCCTAATCATAGCGGTGACGTAACCTCAAGTGGGGACGGCGCAACAACTATAGCAAACCTTGCAGTTACCGGTGCAAAAATTGCGGATGATACTATAACAGAGGCAAAAATAAACATCGCAAATACCGGCACAAATGGACAATATTTGGAATACCAAAATAGCGGACTCCAATGGTCAACAGTACAATCCGGCTCTGTAATAAACCTATATGACGAAAATTTGACAGGAGGTAATTATAGTACATATACCGCTCCATCTGTAGGAAGTAGCCAACCAAGATCGGTAGCTATAGGACATGACAGTACAGTAACATCCGGTAATGGGTACAGTTTTGCTATAGGGGATCAGTGCGGAATACACGCAGGAGAGGGCAGTTTCGCTTTTGGTAAATCCGGCAACGCATCTGGGAACTGGGGAACTGGTGTAGGAAATCAAAACAAGTCCAGTCTCTACGGCGCGAAATCAAGTGGCAATCAGCATTGGAGTTGGGGATCTTATGGTCATAGCAATGCATCTTATGCGGTAGGATTTGGATATCAAGCTAAAGCAGATCATATGGCATCTTATGTTTTTGGGAGACAGATACAAAGTTTTCAAGCGGACTCAATATCACTTGGTAATTCGAGTGCGGTAATAAAGATAGCAGAGACTTATACTTTACCAACCGGCACTGGATCGAATGGGCAACAGATTACATCTGATGGTTCTGGGTCTAGTTCTTGGGGATCGGCATCCTCTGATATAAGAGTAAAAAAGAATATAAACACAACTCCTATAGGATTAGATTTTATAGAAAAACTAGAGCCGGTATGTTTTGAATTTAAAACATATAAGGAGATAGATAAAAACGACAAAGAGTTAAGTCATCTAAAGCCAGATACAAGGTGTGAAACTGAAAACGATTTGCCAAATTGTTTAATAACTAAAAAGGGACGTAGAACCGGTCTAATAGCTCAAGATGTTGAAAAAGCATTAGATGATTTAAAAATTACAGATTTTCAAGGTTACTCAAAAGATAAATGGGGTGTCAGAGAATTGCATGAAGATGCATTTGTATTCCCATTAATTAATGCGGTTAAGGAATTATCGGCAAGAGTTAAGGGCTTAGAAGATCAACTAAAAGGAAACAAATAATGGCGATACAAAAAACCACTGAGGCTTTAGATTCTAATTACGAGCATTCAATAGGAATCAAAGTTGATAACACTTATCACCGGATCGCTGATGCGGTTGTAATTAGGTATAAGGAAAATAATTCAGACCATGATCCTTTGAAAGACGCTGACTGGATCGTAAAACTACAAGTCTTGGGATATCCATCTGCTAGTAGCTCAGTAGTAGAGCCAATTATTACCGGTAAATATGTATCTGTAAATGTAACAGAAATTGACAGTCAGACCGCCGATACTTTTATCGGCAAATGTTATCAATATTTAAAATCTATAGACCCTTTTAAGGATGGCTCAGACGTATAATAAATGTATGGAATAGGAACATATTCACAATCACCATTTAGCTCACTCGCCGGCTCAATAAAAATAGCCGTCGTTAATATGAATATCCAGTCATCCGCGTCTGCTAGTATTTCTGTAACTAGGTTCGCTCAGCCTTCATTTAATATACAGTCTACATTATCCGGATCTTTTCAGCGTATAACATTTGCTGAAAGTGATTTTGCCTCTCAGTCTAGTTTGAGTATTGAGGGAACAAGAGTTAGATTAAATAACGCAAATTTATTTAGTAATATTACAATGAATGTGAGTGCTACGAGAATACGCACTTCAGCAGTTTTACCAAATATTACAACTACAATGGATGCCGGTGATTACTTTAGAACAGTAAAGGCGGTTATACCATTTACATCTCAATCCTCTTTATCTGCGTCTGCTACAAGAGTTCAATTTGCCGTATTAAGTATGTCCTCGCAAACTACGATGAGCGTAGACGCGGTTAAACTGCAAAATGCAATAGTACCAATGAATATAACAACTAATATGGTAGCTAATGCATCCGGTATATATAAAGCGGTTATTCCATGCGTATTTAATACGACAGTATCTGGTGAATTTAGTAGAGTGCAATTTACAACTTGCCCAATGGCTATACAGACCACCATAGTCGTTGATGCCCGATTATTTTGGGAGCCTCAACCGGATATTACTGAAAATTGGACTGTAATAACTAACCCAACGACAAATTGGTCAACGATTCCAAAACCATCAGAAACTTGGACGGATGCTTGGGCATTTGACGAGGTAGCATAAGGAGATATTTATGACGAATACGACGAATTTTAATATAACTAAACCAGATGTCGGAGCGAGTGAGAATACTTGGGGAAATACGATAAACACTGGACTAGATACAATAGATACCACAATTAAAACTGTATCGGACACTATCCCAACAACTATAACATCAACCACACTAACGGATACTCCCTCGAGTCTAGGAACGGCAAAACAAGTATTAAGAGTAAACTCTGGAGGTAGCGCAACTGAATTTGCAACACCATCCATAGTAGATTTAAGTGATACACCATCGGCTCTAGGAACTAGCGGACAGATACTTAAAATGAATTCTGGGGGAACTGCTTTAGAGTGGGGAACGGATAATGCCGGAGGTAGTTTATCCGGATACGCGACTGAAAGTTACGTTAATACGCAAATAGCAAATGTTAATACAACTTTAACAAATAGCTATTACACTACAACCCAATCTATACTATTTACAGTAGGTTATATACCTCGCGTCTATACCTCTGGTGATTTAACACCATCAGCCAATACATACGCAACTTTAACTCATAATTTAAAAGCAAAAGGAAGTCATTCTGGTTCTAGCACTACATCTGTAGCACCAGATGTTATCCAAATATTATTTAAATGTACGTCCGCTGATTTAGGATATTCTGCCGGCGATATAATACATTGGCAAGATCATTTCGCAGATACAAATAGTATCCCTTATGCGATTGTTGAAAGTGGGAATACAACACAAATAAGACTTTATTATGGCGGAACTGGTTACTATCACCTTCCTTCAAAAATAAGTGGGAATGCCGGTTATACGAATGGTGGAGCGATAGGCAAATGGGCATTAATAGTAAAAGCGTGGGCATTTTAATATGGCTTTATTACCTCTAAACATCCCTGCCGGAGTTTATAAAAACGGAACGGATTTGCAAGCCACCGGTAGATGGGCGGACTCTAATCTTGTTAGATGGCATGATGACTCTTTACAACCGGTAAAAGGATGGAGAGCTAAATCTGGAAGAGGTTTTGCATATCCATTGAGAGGTTTATTAGGGTGGAAAAGTAACACCGGCTCTCGATACTTAGCTACCGGCGACTATAAAAATTTATTCGTAGTTTTACCTAATGACTCCGTTTTTGATATTACACCGACTGGTTTTACAAGTGGCAGAGTTTCAGCAAGTGGGATGACCGGATACGGAGCGGGATTTTACGGACAGGGCATATATAATGCACCGCCTATTTCAACCTCATCAGTTTTAGAAGATGCTACATCATGGTCTTTAAATGCATGGGGTCAAAATTTGATAGCCTCTACTAAAGATGACGGAAAGATTTATGAATGGGTTTTAAATACCTCAAATCCTGCGTCTTTATTAAGTAACGCACCGACAAGTATAGTAGCCACGATAGTTAGTGATGAGAGGTTTTTATTCGCTTTTCAAACTAGGACAGTATATTGGAGTGACCAAGAAAATAACAATGTATGGACTTCCACCGCAACTAATCAAGCCGGTAACATAACTCTAGAAACTCAAGGAAGTATTAAAACTGCGGAAAAAATTAAAGGCGGTATTATAATATTAACGGATGAGGATGCTCATACCTCAACATATATAGGCTTGCCATTTGTCCACTCTATACAGAGAGTCGGTTCTAAATGCGGTATATTTTCTAAGCAATCCTCAGTATCTATAGATATAGGTGTAGTATGGATGGGAGACTCCGGTTTTCACATTTATAGCGGTGGTCGAGTCCAAGAGCTAAAATGCGATGTAGCAGACCATGTATACGGCGAAATAAATATGGCTCAAAAATCAAAAGTCTGCGCCGTAGCAAATTCTAAATATGACGAGATAATCTGGTATTATCCGGTGGCTACAGAAAACGATAGATATGTAGCTTGGAATTATAAAAACAATACTTGGTCTATAGGACAAATAGGTAGAACAACCGGTATAGATTCCGGCACATTTGAGTTTCCAATACACGCCTCATCTGAGTTTCATACAAGTAATATAGGCAGGGGAAGATTTACTATACCGGTTACGTTTAATAATACTCCGGCAGACAAAGATGGTGCTAGTGATGACGTTAATAATTATGTAACTCAAATGCACGATATAACCGGAATGAATGGAAATGGAACATTTGGAACCGGTGTGTTTACCAAGAGTTTAATGAGTACTGCCACAAATAATATTAATGTTGTGAGTTTAGGTTATTTATCTAAATTAGAGAATGGCTCAAGTACAGAATATGAAACAGTTGTTTTTCCGGCACAAAGATTATTATATAGAGTCCAAAATATAGGTGGGACAAATAGTTTACCCGATTATATTTTTACAGTTACCGGCTTGGACGCTAATGGAGTTGTAGCTACAGACTCATATGGGATACACGCTAACGGCACTTTTTATACAACTACTACTTGGACTAAAGTTACTAATATAGAATTAAGTAGACACGCAAGTCAATCGGCATTTCCCTATTACACTTTTGGTGTTGGTTTAGAGACCTATGGCACTCCATCATATGCCCAGATAAAAAATCAATATAACGGAATAACAACTTCTGGGATTGATGTGAATACTGTAATAGACGCGGAGATAACTGCCGGAACATTTATAAAAGATGGCTTGGTCAAATTTGTTGCAAGTGCAACCGGAACTCCCCATTCACTCGGCACGGATAACACAATACAGTTATTTACAAGAAATAAAGAATTTTTGACTCCTAATCAATATATGTTGTTAGAACACGAAGTGGGAGAGTCTAGAGACGGAAATGTACCTTATGCAGAAACTGGTGCTATACAATTAGGGAATGGTGACCGGTTAATGAAAGTTAATAAATTAATACCGGATGAGCGTACACAGGGTCAAGTAACCGCAACATTTAAGACTAGATTATATCCTAATGGAACGGAAACCGATCAAGGTACTTTTACATTAACCAATCCAACTTCAGTACGTTTTCAAGGCAGGGAAATAAGAATGAAAGTTAATAACGTATCCGGCGATTGGAGGGTCGGTATTATGCGTCTTAATACAATGAATGGAGGCACTCGATGAGATTAAGTTTACCGCCAGATGAGTACGATGTAGGTCAAGAAATAGAACGTAATAGGGAGATTGAGGCGGAAGATTTAATGAATAGAAAAAAGAGGCAGGACGTTGAAATAGCTTTACCGGAGAGGCTTATTTTATCAAGTCCAAATGGCAACCGATATTCAATAACAGTATCTAACGCGGGAAGTATAGTGGTAACGCAAATATGATAGATTTAAATAAATGTAAAAAATTAATAGAGCAGGCATTGGAGTACGCAAATGGGACACATACTACGGATGATATTTTTCGAGGAATTGAGAAAAGGCAGTACCAACTCTGGGACGCAGATAAGTCCTGCCTTATTACCGAAATTCTTGAATATCCTCAGAAAAAAGTTTGCCACGTATTTTTAGGAGCAGGCGATTTAGAAGAAATTATGGGGATGCACGAGTCCGTTATAACTTGGGCAAAAGCGTGCGGATGTTCAGAGTTGACTGTTAGTGGACGAGCCGGATGGCAAAAACCATTAAAAAAAGAAAATTGGAAACACGCATACACTACATTATACAAGGAGATTTAAATGTCTAAGGGCGGATCATCACAAACAACAGAAGTTAAAATACCTAAATGGCAGGAAGATGAAATTAAATTAGCTCTAGAAAAAGCTAAAGGATTAAATCTACCATACGCGCCTTACATGGGAGTTACATCGATAGCACCAAGTGAAAATAGAGACGCAAGTTTAAATATGGCTCGAAGTGCATTTGGTTTACCACAATATAAAAGCGCATTACCAGAACCCACAGAAATGGGTGGGATGAGAGGATATAGAGCCTATGACGTTTATGCGGATGCTTTAGAAAGATTTAAGCAACAAAACCCAGATCAGTACGCTCGTATTGTGGCTCAAACTGCACCACAAGGTACGATTAATCCGGTTAGCGGTATGCCCTTAACCGCAGGAGATACCTCTGCCACACCGGTTAGTTTAGACCCACAAAGCACAGTTAATTTAGACCCGCAAAGCACAGTAAGGAATACCGGAAGTGACGATAATTGGTCAGCACCGGAACATACCGGAATGGACTTATTAGATTGGTTAAGTGGGACTAACAATGAACAAGATACAGAAACTTTAGATGCGTTAGGTGGATATAATACAGATAATAGATCACAAAGTGAAAAATGGGACGATAAAGATACCGCACCGGATAAACCTAAATCAATATTTGATTACTTTTTTGGATAAGGAGACGTAAATGGCAAACGCAGGAAATAATATATATAATCAAGTCGCCGGTGGGATGACGGATGCTCAAAAGGGCATACAAAACTCGATGGCATACCAACCCACTCAATTTTCGCAAGATGCTTTAAGCCAATACATGAATCCATTTACATCTCAAGTAATAGATAACTCATTAGCTAATTTAGAAACGGCGAGGCAAAAGGCAATAGCCGGTGGTCAAGCAAATGCTATGAGTTCTGGCGCATACGGAGGTAGCCGACATGGGGTGAGTGATTCACTTACAAATGAGGCATTTGGCAAACAAGCAAGTGACTTAGCATCTAATTTAAATATGGCTAATTATAACCAAGCTCTAAACCAATTTAATACCGGAAACCAAGTAGGATTTCAGAATGCTCAAAATCAATTAGCCGGTGCAGGAGCGATGAGTCAGTTAGCAAATTTAGGATTTGGGATGGGTCAGAATCTAGACAATCAAGAATACCAGAGATCAGTTCAAGACCAAATGATGCAACAAAACTTGGCAAACCAAGCTCAACAAATGTTCAGCGGATTTACTAATCAAGGGACGCAAAACTTATCAACTCTATTATCCGCGTTAGGCATAGTCCCAAGTCAAGGCTCAACCACTCAATCACAAACACACGGACTGTTTGACTATATGACTTTATTAGCCACGAGTCTCGGCGGATTAAATAGGGCAGGAGTTAATCCATTTGGATTTGGTAACTAATACATGGCATATGTACCGGCACAAAACGTAACGAATAACATAGCCTTCTTAATGGAGGAAATGAATATGCCTTATGAGTTTGCCGTTGGTTACACCGCTAATAAAATGGCTGAAAGTGGTAATTTACTCGACCCATTTGCGAGGAATCAAAGTGGCGGTGCATATGGAATAAGTCAATGGCTCGGTGGCAGGCAGGATAATTTAAATGCTTTTAGAAAAACATTACCGGCGAATACTCCAGAATTTATAGTTCAGCAAAAATTCTTTCAACAAGAATTAACTAATAATAGTCCTTATGCCGATACTTTATCTATTCAAAGGCATAACGAATTATTAAATCGTTATTACGCAAATCAAGGTATGACTATGCCGGATATTGTGCAGGGATTAGAAAAAGCATTTTTTCGCTCTAGACCTAGAGGATATGAGAGTGAATTAACTCCAGAGGAAGAGAAGGCATATTTTAACTCTATGGGTCAACGAATGAAATTCGCAGAATTATTAACCGGTAAAAACTTAGGAGCAGGATATTATAAAATGATGAAAAATAGAAACATAGACCCAATGGATTTAATGAATTATGTAAATGCACCGCGTAAAACATTAATGGGGTCATTAAGCGATTTATTTAGCGATAATCAAGGAAAACAAGATAGATCATTAGATAGAGCCGGATTATTTAATGATATGGCTTTAGCATTTAATTCTATGCGTCTAAAACCAGACCAAAATTTGGCGATGGGTTTAACAGAGCAAAGGAAGGCTGATACTGAATTAAAATTATTTGCAGATAATAATAATAAAACAGTTGAATATTTAAAGAAAAATGGAAGATCAGATTTAATACCATTAGTCGGTACTATGGACGCAGATGATTTAATCGAATTAGCGAACACAGACCCAAGCAAATATTCTAAAGAAAATATAAGTGCCATAATGAATTTAAGCAAACAAGCCGGAGATAGACTAGAAGGTTATGAACAAAGACGAGATGCTTATAGAAAAATTATGAGTGCTTTTGAAGAGGGAGGTGGTATTTCGGATTATACACTTGTTACTGAGTATGCAAAACTCCTAGACCCACGATCGGCGGTTAATAACAAAGAGGCTGATGCCATAGCCGGTGCGGGTGGTTTTACATCAAGTATGATGAAAATAATAGCTAGAGAAATTGATATATTCAAAAAAAATAAAGACGATCCAAGTGCTGAAGCACCAAAAGAAAATGGTTTTTTGCCGGATAATATTAGAAGGCAAATAGCTAACTTAACAATGGAAAATTATAAAAGATATTCTGAAGATGCGGTAAATCTATTAGAGGGATTTTATCGGCAGGGTCAAGCATTCGGAGTTAAACAAGGTGATGACTCATTTATTTATAGAAATATTGTACCGGAAGGACAGGACTGGCGAACCGCTTGGACTAATGTAGAAGGTGTAGAAGTGCCAAAAGGTGAAGAGTTTTCCTTTACACCTTTTAGAGATTTAACTGATACACCTGCGCCGGATGAATATATTAAATCTGTTTTAAATGCGCCTAACAATACATTATCCGCTGAAGATATAGCGCGATCATGGAATGGATTAAGTTCACCACAGAAACGAGCAATATTAAGAGAATTAGGATTAAGAGATTAGGAGTTAAAAAATGGGTGAAGTTCTCGACAGTGTTATAGAAAATTTACAAAAACAAGCTCAAGAGCAAATGGATCTTGAAAATAGGAAAGGAAACATAAAAGAAGAAATGGGTCTACCATATGCTATGAGTCGTGGCTTTGGAGATATGCTAACTTTTAACAACGTAGATGATATGGTCGGAACTTTTACTAACTTAAACGAATTTTATAAACAAAATGGGTTTAGTGGAATTTTAAATCCAACTATATGGAGAAAATTTTCATCCCAAAAAGGAGCGGACGCTAAAGCAGAGTCGCAACAAAAAAGCGAGGATGCCTCAATAGGATATCCGGTAGGATATACAGTTGGGCAAGCCGGCGGTTTGGTAGCACCTGCGATTGTCCCATATGGCGGACAAATTAGAATAGCTAATGCTCTAAAAGAAGGAGTTAAATCATGGAAGGCTTGGGGAACTGCTACCGGATTAGGAGTCACCGCCGAGTCATTAAATTTAATGGGGCAAGATAAATTTAATTATGTAGAGGCACTGCGGGACGGCTCGATGATGGGCATTTTAGGATGGTCTATAGGTGGAGTTGGTAATAGAGTTGCACCGCCAGTCATGGATTTTCTAAAAAGAACATTCGGAGAAAGTTTAAGCAACAGAGCTACTGAAATGTTAGTAGACGCAATTAAAAGGGATGGAGTTACACCAGACCAAGCGATTGTGGATGTTATAAGAACCATGAAAAAGGATGGGTTAAGTCCAGTTGAGGCTAGTAAGGATTTAACGGATATGATTGATAATATAGCGAACAGTAATCCGGCAGTTATGAAACTAGTCAAATCATTACTAGAGGGGGACGAGTTATTAAGCACCTCTAGAATTAAATCAAGGTTACAAGGGGAATTAGCACCTAATACAACTCCACTAACTAATATCGATAAATATTATAATGATATAAAAAAGGAAATAAAACAAAACCAGAAAGAACAATATACTAAAATTTTTCAAACTTGGACTAAAAACGGAAATGTTCCACCGCAGGATTTAACTAATGCGGTGCATCATATTCTTAAAAATGATTCAGACATGGCTCAGATATTATTAGGTAAAATTAAACGTAATAAACTTTATGAAAATGAAGATGGTTATAGAAAAGTTAATGAATTTTTTAAAATAGGTGAAAAGGGTGAAATAGAATTTTTAGAGCCACCTAGTTTAGAGGCTATGGAAATAATGCGAAGAGCGATGGCAAAAAGAGCCACTAAAATATTTAAAAATCAATCCGACGCATTTGATACAGATGACGCTAATGTTTTTAACGATATAGAAAAATCATTAAGAGCTAAAATAGATGACGCATCTGAAAAAGCATCTGAAAAAGATAAAATAGACGCAACAATTGGTGGAGTAAGACAAAAATTTGCCAATGAAGAGTATGCTTTAGAACAGTATGAAATTGGTAGAAAGTTATTTTCATCCGGAAATACAGATATAGAAAAAACAATGAATACTATTCAAGATGTTATAGACTCCGGTAATGAGCAGGCACTTGATTATTTAAAATTAGGTGTAATGAATAGAATAAATAATATGTTTTATAAGGCGCAATCGTCTGCCGGTAGTGATTTAACAGAGCTAGATAAGTTTTTAGCTAAAATGGGGAAAACCCAGAAAAGTGGCGAGGCGCAATCAAGTGAGAGATTAATTTACGAGGCTCTATTCCCCGACTCAGATATTACCTCCACTATGAAATTAGCAAAAAGAGCTTTAGAGTCACGAAGAGTTTCCGGTGCTATATTAAGCAATTCGGCAACCGCTAAAAGATTAAAAGGCGGTGAATATTTAAGTGCCGGTAATAGATTAAGTAGCGATATAACAGAGGCGGTAATTGATACGGCAACAATGGGCGCACCGGTTAGAACATTATATAATAAATTAACCGGATTAAAAAAGAAATACGGCGGTCAAATCACAACAAGTGAATTATTAGATTTAACTCGTTTTGCACTATCTAGGAATCCAGAATATGTAGAAAGAGTATTAAATATGTCTGATAAAAAAGCATGGGAGTCTGTAACTCGATTAGGCAATAAAATGTATGGTACTGCGCCGGTGTCTGTAGGAATGCTAGGATCGAGTGCGGATTTTGATATTAAAGAGACTGCGCCGATGAGAATGTTTTAATGGGAATATGGGAAATATTTGGGAGTCTGTTATTAATCATCTGTGTTATAATCGTTATATTCTTGTAATTACAACCTCAAGATAAAAATAGAAATTTGTTTAGCATATTTCATTCTCCCTTATATTAGAAAAGCCACGCAAGTGGCTTTTTTATTGCAGAATCAATCATTTAGAGTTATTTATTAAATAAGAAGGATTTTATTGAATGGCTAGAAAACAAACTATTTCAAGATATAGAGCTAATAAAATGATTAAAGACCATTTTAGTACAATAGAAGGGCAACTTTTATTAAGAGACCCAGAAGTAAATCAAAAGGCATTAAAAAAATTACAGTTTTTATTACTTCGACAAAAATACAATATTAAGTAATCATTTAATAAAAGCTATATAGATGCATAATCCTATAATTATTAGCTTTCCATAATCTAAGTCCCAATTAGTGCCTTCACCTATTTTACTATTTATTTTCTCTTGTATTGTTTTCATTGCAAACTCCTATTTTGCGTTGGTGGGATAATAGTAGAGCCTATCCGGTCTACGGAGAGGCATTCGTGAATAAAATTCGTGTTTAGATGCGTGAGTAAAATAAAATACGTCTGAGTGATTATGCCATTGGCATTCGTAGATAAGGTTATGATGGCCAAGCGGTGCAAGTATCTCTTTTGCCTTATTACAATCCTCAAATGAGGAAAACTCTAATAAAGCAAATAATAATACTTTAGTACCGGTTGCGACTGTCGACACCTAATATAAACCTTTTTTCTACTTTAATTTTATTTTTAAGGGCAAACTCCATAGCGAGTTTCATCCCTGCGGATATTCCTAAATCTGAATAAAATGCGATTAAATCGGCTTTCCTATGCCATTCAAAACTTAATGTAATACCTTTATTACGTTGAGCCGGAACAGTATCGTCTAAAACTTGAGTATATAATAAATGAAATGCTAAAGGAGACTCGCCTAAATTGAGGCTATGTAATAAACATTGACGAGCATATTCCGTATTAACATCTGTATTACCGGCAAACGGACTTTCAATAACAACTTTCATAAATCAAACTTCTCCTGCTCTTGAGGTTGTTCTCTGCGGGGATTAAAAAGTCCGCCTTGTTTATGTGCGTCTTCAATTCTTTTGCAGGCAGTTTCAAAATAGCTTTTTTCTAACTCTATTCCGATAAAAGAGCGTCCGGTTTTGACGCAAGCTACTCCGGTAGCACCAGACCCCATAAAAGGGTCGACAACTGTTCCATTTGTCCAACTAACTACAGTCATCATTAATTGAACCGGCTTTTCAGTTGGATGGTTTTTATTACCGGTAATAGGACAATTAACTACATCGGAAGGTCTTTTATAAACCCAATAATGCTCTTCCTCATTATAAAATAAAATAACCTCAGTTTGTCGTCCATGCCCATGCCACACATCACCTATAGTCCAATTATTTTTTACCCAAGTTATGAGGCTTT